TACGCGTTTTGGATGGCAAGACCTTTCCTGGCTTCTGGGATGTTTTCACCTGCCCAGTTGGGACCCGTTGGCGGTCCGAACACCGATGAGCTTGGACAGGCCACCGGTGAGGGTGTTGAGGGGTTGGACACGTATTGTCCCCTCTCTGAGGCTGCGGCCTCAAGAGTTCGTAGACGCGCCGTGTGGGTGCGTCGTTTGGAAGGGTGGCTTGGTCTTAGTGACGGCTCGGTGGGAAAACTGTTGCGTGGGCGGTGGGTACCAGACCTCCCCACGCGGCAGTGGAACCACCATGCCGCGCTTTTGGCCAACCATTTGGACAACGGGCTAAACGTCGTTGGTGGCGGCGGTGTCCATTGCTTGGACGACAAGCCAGACCAGTCGTATCTGGTTGTGGAGCATCCTGGGGGTACGCGTTCTGTCGTGTACACCGAGTTGTTGTTCAAGCTTTCTGGTTACGTGTACCTTAGGGAACGTAACGCGCTTCTTGTGGAATCTGTTAAGCTCCGGGCTTTAGATTGGTGCAAGAAGGTTGGCCTTTCCCAGGCTGACACCTACATGGCGCTGCAAGGCGCCATGCGGGTCGCATGGCCTGTGTCCAGGTCCGAGAGTCTTCTCTCGGCCTCGATGCCGGTCGTCAGAAACACCCGTTGGTGGTGGCAGTAGGAGTGCCAGGTTCTTAACCGCGGTTATTGCGTCGGACACACCGACGTCGTTGTCGCGGAGGGATGTACCCTGACCATCCCTTTGGACCTCCAGGCTGTTTGTCTGGACCAGAAACGTAGCATGAGAGTGGCGTGCCGCACGGGTCTCCCCGGAACTTGGAGCCCGGGCGTTCACGCTAACTGCATACACAACGAGATCGCTGCCCTTTTGAAGCGATCTCTGTGTCCTCTGCCCCGGCCGGCTGATTCGGCGGTTGGCGCTGACTTCTTGGTGGTACTTCGGTCCCTCAAGAGGTTGGCCCGCCGGTATGGCGGTTATAAGTGGACATACCTTGAAACGGCGCAATCTTATACGGGTGCGATGCGCCGCAAGTACCTCGAGGCTGAGCGTTCTCTTCGTTTCGATCCTTTACGCCATAAGGATGCGGAGTTGAGCGCTTTTCTCAAGGCTGAGAAGTGCGGGGCGGCGAAAGATGCCAAACCTAGGATGATATTTCCCAGATCGCCTAGGTTCAATCTCGTCCTTGCGTCTTGGCTGAAACCGTTCGAGCATTGGCTGTGGGGTAACCTCACTGCTCGGAGGTTGTTCGGGGGCTCTAACACAAGGGTTGTGGCCAAGGGCCTTGGTCCCAGACAACGCGCCAATCTCATCAGACGCAAGTTTGGTGGATTCCAGCGCCCCGTATGTTTTGAGGTGGACGGTAAGGCCTTCGAGGCCCACGTCACGAGTGGTCAGGTTGATGCTGAGAGGGAGGTGTACCTTGCTGCCTATGGTTTTGACCGTAGGCTTGCCTCCCTGCTGCACAAACAGAGGTTTGAGGGCAGCACTAAATCCGGTTTGAAGTTTTCACGCCCAGGTGGCAGAGCTTCCGGTGACTTTAACACTGGCATGGGCAATTCGTTGCTTATGTTGTGTGCGGTTGTCGGAGTGATGCTCACCCGCCGCGTCAGGTTTGACATCCTGGCGGATGGTGACAACGCGCTCTTGTTTTGCGACGAGAGCGACCTGGGCGTTGTGCTTGCGAACTTTGCGGAGGATGTGTTGGCTGATTCCGGCCATGAGTTGACGCTAGAAGAGCCTGTGACCGTTCTTGAGCGCATCCGCTTCGGTAGATCCGCGCCTGTTTTCCTTGGTGATCGTTTGGGTTGGACGATGGTCAGGGAGCCTTGGAGTGTTGTTTCGGGTGCCTGTGCTAGTCATAGGTGGCTCGTGGAGCCCTCTTTTGCCAGGCGCTGGATTTCCGGTGTGGCCAGGTGCGAGCTTTCGCTTGCGCTTGGGGTGCCTGTTTTACAGGCCCATGCGCTTAAGATCCTCAGCATTACGGGGACGTTCGGAAAGGAGTTGCCGCAAGCAGCTTTGGCTGACTACGTTGTGGTCGGCGCGCGGTTGGCTGGGACTGAGGATGCCGTTGAGGTGAGCGGAGACGCTCGTCTCAGTTTCGAACGTGCCTTCGGGGTTTCCCCGGAGCGTCAGGTCGCTTGGGAGACCGCCCCTGTTGGAGTGTCTTGGCATTTCAAGGAGGCGGTTTGGCGGCCGCACAGCAAGTGGTTCGAAGCCGATCCAGGGATGTACGAGCCCTGGTTCGACGCTCACATGTCGTAAAAGGCGACGTACAGCCACAAACTTGATCTTGGTCCGCCAGCTAGGAAACCGGTGGGGTTAGGCTAGGGTTCCGGTGCTTACCACTGTTATATGGGAGAGTTCCTCGCTAAACACTGCGAAGCGGTGTGGGGATGCCCGCGTCTATGACGTCGGTGGCCGCCGTAGGCCCTTTGCACCCGGTGTCTCCGTGGCAGTTAGGGCTTTGTGATTGTGCGTGGGTTCAAGTCTTTTGTGATGCGTTTGTTTGCCGCAAGGCGGGTTGTAATTGGTCGGTTGCAACTTCGGATAGACCACCCTAGCCCGGGTTTGTACGGCGGTCGCAGGGGGTTGGCAGAACCAAAACAAGTTCGCTTGATTGGGCCTGGTTCTGTTTAGTGAGTGGTGTACACGAATTGGTGGGGCTTCCCACCGGCC